TCACATTAACTTACAAAGAACAGCCTGCTACATGGGAAGATGCAAAGAAAGATATTCAGAATTTTATAAGAAGGCTAAAGCGAAGATATAAAAAACTGGATAAAGAATTGAAATACATTTACATAGCGGAGGGGAAAACAAGAATACATTTCCACATGATCATTAATAATGCAGAACTATATTCAGATGAACTGAATGAACTTTGGCCACATGGCATGCATAAGTTGATGTTGTATCAAGGGAGAGCAGAAGATGCAGTGAGATTAGCAAGCTACTTTGTAAAAGAAAAAAGAAGTGCATGCTATTCAGATAAAGAAGATGCATTTAAGCGCAGGTGGAACAGTAGCAAGAATTTAGAAAAACCAAAAGTAAAAACAGAAATATTGAAGCCAAGCGAATGGAGAGATTACATCCAACCGCCAAAAGGCTATTACGTGGAAACAGACAGTGTAGTTGAAGCTGTATCTGATGAAGGTTATCCTTATAGATTTTACAGATTGATAAGAATTGAGGAGGTAAAACATGGAACTGCTAGGGATAGGAATTGTGATAGGGGCAATGCTAGGAGTAGCAATAATGTCGTTATGCGTAATTAGTAAAGAATGTGAGAAATGGGAGGAAGAAATAAATGATAAACGTAAATGAAGTATTTTTGAGCGGTAACGTAGTAGCAGATGCAGAACTACGATACACAAAAACAGGAAAGCCAGTACTCACATTTAGAATGGCAACAAATAAATATGTGAATGAGCAACAAAGTACACAATATCACAACATTGTATGCTGGGTTGATGCGGAAAAATACAGTGGATTAAAGAAAGGTGATTTTGTATCAGTAAATGGCGAATTAAGGACTAGATCATATGAAAAAGACGGAAGTAAAAGATACATCACAGAGATTGTGGCCAAAGTCCTTACATATGGGTTGAAAGAAAATGAAAGTAACACAAGCAATTTTGAAAATGGGTTTGTAGACGATGATGAACCTATTCCATTCTAGGAGGAAATAAATGCGAAGAGGTAGACCAAGAAAGATATGTAGCCACTCATTTGGGTCAGCAAAAAGCGGTGCATTATGGGTAAAAGCATCATGTCCAAAAGGAAAAACATCAATTAAAGTATTCAAAGGAAAAACGGAAGGCACTTTACATTGGCTGAAAAAAGAAGAATGTGAAGATTGTCCTGCTTATAGTCCTACAAAGATTTATGAAAAATAGGAGGGCAACATGCAAAACACAAGCATGACAGGTGTTCCGATGAATTGCATAAATTGGTTGGCACTAGGTGCGGTAGTGTACGGTGCAATGGATAAACGAAATGCATTAAAAGTATTGGGATTAAAGGAACAAATAAATGCAGATGTGTTACAGCCATTGATTGACAGAGGACTAAGCCAAAGAAAAATAGCAGAAGAATTAGAAGTAAGTCAAAGCTTAATTAGAAATATTTGTAAAAAATTAGGAATTAAAACAAAACGAGGTAGAAAACAATGAAAAAAGTAATGTTAGCAGTAATGGTATTAAGCGCAGTAGTTAATGGTGCATATGCAAGTGATCTAGTTGTAGGACCTACAGAGCCAAATACAACGCAACCAACAGTAACAGGCTATAACAGTGCCGCACTTGGAGTGAATACAACAGTAAGCGGTACAAGCACAATTGTATTAGGAAGAAACAATAATGTAGTAGGTGATAACAATGTAATCATTGGGGCAAATAATGGCACTATCAATGCTGGTCAAAGTACATTCATTGGCTATAACAATACAAGCGTAGATAATAGCCAAGAGCAAACAGTGATTGGTGCGAATAGTAAAGTAGGTGGCCAAGGTGCAATGGCACTAGGCACTCATGCAGTAGTAACATCAATTGATGCGGTAGGCATTGGCAATAATATTGTGGCTGATAAGCCAAATAGCGTTGCACTAGGAACGAATAGTGTAACAGACAATGCAGTTAATCAATTGCAAGCAATGGTAAACAATACAACATATGTATTTGCAGGTACAGATGCAACATCAGTAGTAAGCGTAGGCAGTAAACAACGTGCAGGCTTTGGAGGAGTAAAAAATTATGTTCGCCAAGTACAGAATGTTGCAGCAGGCAGAGTGGATGCATCTTCCACTGATGCAGTAAACGGTTCACAGTTACATGCTGCATATGATGCCATTAATACAATGGGTGAAGATATTGATAAAGCACTAGATGCACAACAACAATTCAATACTGCAGTACATAAAACACTAGCAAATCATAAGGATGCAATCAAAAATAACACACAACGTATTACACATCATGATGCGGACATTGCAAACAATAAAAATGCTATCAAGGCTAATGATCGTGTATTGAAAAATCATGAAGAACGCATTGATAAGCTAGAACATCAAGCAAGCAACACATTAGCAAATTTAAAATCAGACATTAAGCAATTGGACGGACGAATTAATAAAGTGGGCGCAAGTGCAGCTGCATTAGCTGGACTACATCCAATGGAATTTAACAAAGATGATAAATTTAGCACATCTGTAGCATATGGTCACTATAAAAATTCCAATGCGGTGGCATTAGGTGCATACTACAGACCAAATGAAAAAGTATTACTTGGCATTGCAGGTACATTTGGCAGTGAAAACATTTACAACGTAAGCGCATCTTTTAAATTTGGTAAACATAGTGAATATGAACCACAAGCTAAACGTGACGGAGAAATTGAAGCTATGAAAGCACAAATTGCAGAATTAACAGCAAGACTTGATGCGGTAAGCAAATAAAATAGGTGGGCGGTATATCCGCCCTTACCTAAAACTAGGGGGCGAAGTTATGAACCATGTAACAACACTATTTAACAGTAATGAGTTTGGGGAACTAAGAACTATCATTATTGAAAATGAAGTGTACTTTGTGGCCAAGAGCGTAGCAACTGCACTTGGATATAAAGATACTGCAGATGCAATCAGAAAACATATTGATGAAGAAGATAAGCTGCGTTGGCAAATTGCCGACACAGGCCAAAAGAGGGAAACATATTTAATCAATGAGTCTGGGCTATATTCCTTGATATTGAAATCAAAGATGCCAAGTGCGAAAAAATTTAAACGCTGGGTAACTAGCGAAGTACTTCCACAAATTAGAAAAACAGGAAGCTATGGTCTACATATTCCAAAGACACTACCAGAAGCATTGAGATTATACGCAGACGAAGTAGAAGCACACAATCAATCAAAGGCTATTATTGAGCAACAGAAACAACAAATAGCAGAATATGAGCCAAAGGTTGATTATGTGGACAAAATTTTAAGCAGTACAAATGCAATGACAGTAACACAGATTGCTGCAGACTATGGATTAAGTGCTAAAGCTTTGAACAAGATACTACATGATGCACACATCCAACGAAGCGTAAACGGCCAATGGATTTTGTATAGTGATTTAATGCGCAAGGGGTACACAAAAACAAAGACACACACATACATGACTACAGACGGAAGATTGGAGTGTAAAGCATCTACACGTTGGACACAAAAAGGAAGATTGATGATACACGAGTTACTAAAGAAGCTGGGCATCAATGCAGTGTGTGAGGAGGTAGCATGAAGCCATTAGTATATAAAGGCTTACGAAAGAACTTGAACAGGTCAGAATGGGTAAGCAGTGATGAAATAAAGCAAAGCTACTCACAAATAAGATTACTATCAGTAGAAAATGATACTTATGCATGGGTACCAATTGAGGACGGAACACTATGCAGGGGAAGCGAAGCAAAAGACACGCTAGGGCAAAGAATATACGAAAAGGACCATATAGAGTTTGATTGTAAATCAATACAAGATACACCAATGGTAGGGGAAGTATATTACAGCGTTGATAAATACCAATGGAGATGTAAGACAATTAACCAGCAGGACACAACACAACATGATGCGGTATTAGATTTTGACTTAGCATTTGTATTGAATAATGGGAAAGTTAAAGTAGTAGGCAATAAATTAGAGGGATATGAGCATGAATGATAGATTTAGAAACCTAATAAAAGCACATGATCATATTGTAAAAGGACGGTCAAAGGAAGTTAGAAAAGTGTTCATCCCACATTGGGGTTATGTATTTGTATCATCTGATGCATTGATAAAAGCAAGAATACGAAGAGATACATTAAAGGGGAACAAAGTATTTAATCAATGGGCAAGGAGTTATTATGAAAACACCATGCAGGGAGTGCCAATTTAGAGAAGTAGGGTGTCACAGCAAATGTGAAAGCTATATTCAATGGAGAGCGCAGCTAGATAAATATAACGAGCAAAAGAACATACAGAATGATGCGTGTAAATACATTAGAGATAATGTAAGAACCATTAGACACAGAATGAGAAAGCTAAAAGGATATAGCTGTACTGTGAGGGATTAAAAATGAAATTAGATTTATGGGTAAGGCTAAATATAACAATGGCTGATGATAATAAAGTAAGTGGCTGGACACAGATATATGGCAAGCATGAATTAGCTATGTACAAGAAACCTTTTAAATCATTAAAGCCAATTGTTAATGATCACATAGGGAAAATAAACTGGATAACTATTTGTAATAGGTGGGGTGAAACGAACCAAGTTATAGAAGTGAATACAAGTAAGATAAAGAAATATATTATCAAAGAGTGTGTACAACCATGTGAAGAAGAATGGGATTTAGTTAGGAAATGGTATAGAGAACACTCAAGAAAAGAACGTGAAAAAGAAGAAAAAATAAGCTAGGAGGATAAGAAATGCAAAGAAAGTGTCATAGATGTGATAGGTTATTTACACCAGATAGTCATAGCACATGGTGTCCAGATTGTAGAGCAGGAAAACCAGTAAAGCCTAGAAAGACAAAGGAACAAATAGAGCTAGAGCGCCTTGAACGATTAGAGAAAGAATTTAAATACACAAGATACTGTATACAGTGTGGAAAGAAGTTCTATACAAATGATACACGTAAGGTAATATGCGGTGATTGGGAATGTGAAGAAAAACAAAGATTTGAACTTCGAAGAGCAAGCTGTAGGAAAGGAAAACAAAAATGAGGATACTAAGCATTGGGTTTGGGGATAAAAAGAAAGTAAAGTATGAGAAAGCAAATAATGCTGGTATTACTGAAACATATCAATTAAGTACGGAGGACGATTTCAGACCAGAGATATTAGAACCATATGTAAATGCAAGAGCATTAGTATTTGAAGTGTTTAAAGTGTTTAAGCTATTTGAAGAAGAGTGGATGAAGATTAAATCCATTAGCTTTAAATGGCATAAACAAATGCCTAGAGTTATTACAGAAGTAAAATATGTGCTTTTAATTACTAACAAAAAAGGTGATGAATGTACAATTAGCACTTCATGGCTTCCAGTAGAAGAGGAAACACAAGACAAACTAATTCCATTAGTGGAAGAAATAGAATTATTTGTAAGAGGTACAAGAGCGCAGGGGAAACTATGGGAAGAAGAATTGGAAGCTGATGCGGTTGAGGGTGAAACATTTCACATCAATGATCTAGTACAAGAAGGGGAAGAGAATGATTAAAAACCAATTAATTTATGTAGCGCATCCATTTGGTGGAGATAAAGCTAATAAGTATTCCGTTGATACAATTATGGAAAACTTAGTAATGCTAGATAAGAACAACACATATCTATCACCTCTTCACAATTTTAGCATGTTGTACTTTGATACACAGTATTCCAAAGGGTTAAAAATATGTTTGGACATGCTAAATAAATGTGATGCCTTAGTATTATGTGGAGACTGGGAAACATCTAAAGGCTGCATTGGTGAATGGTCATTTGCAATAGCAAAAGGTATACCAATATATACATGGAAAGAATGGACCGATAAATTAAAGGAACAGGGAGATAATAGCCGATGACAGGAAGGGAATATTTAAATCAGATACGTGATACTGATTTGAATATCAAATGTAAGGAAAGAGAAGTATTAAGGCTGCAACAAGATATAATGTATTTGCAAGCACTAGACTATAGCAAAGACATTGTAAGCGGAGGGCAACCAATCACATTTGAAGATAAGATAGCAAATATTGATGCACTATCAAATGAACTGATGAGGGAGTGGAGCGGTTACCTAAGAGAAAGGGAAAGAGCAAGATTTCTTATCAATGCAATATCTAGTGCCAAGCAAAAGGCGGTACTGATTGATAGATACATTAATTGTTACACATGGGAAAAGGTAGCAGAATTAATAGGGTGTTCGGTGCAAAACATTCACAATCTGCATAAGCGTGCAATTAGAAATTTTGAAGTAATTTTTAAAAAGGTTGATAGTATTTGACTATCAATTTATGGGATACTATACGTGGGCATGGATGAAGAGAACACTTTCAACAAGCCTCCTAGAAAAACTACACACTATTAAGGACTACATCATACACAGGTCGCACAACACAGTATGATGCGGTCCTTTTTAGTTTATAAGGGGTATTTGATGAAGCATAAAAGAATTACATCCAAGAAAACGATACAAGAAGTTCGCAAGCCATATTGTGAAATATGCGGACAAAGAACGAATATAGAACCACATCATATTAATACACGTGGAAGCGGTGGCGGAGATATTAAGGAGAACTTAATACAACTCTGTACACAATGCCATATCAATACACATAGTGGCCAATATCCAACTAAAGATGATTGCTTAAACAAAGTAGCAGAGCGTGAAGGTATTACATATGATGAAGTATATGCAATTAATCGTAGAGCAATGGGATATGATGTATGACTAGAATAAGTTGTAATAGGGATAGATGCCTTAATAATAAATATGGTATCTGTACTGCAGACACAATTGAATATGAAGGAATATGTCAAAGCTACATTACAACTAATGATGCAAGAAAAACGAATTGTGGAGTATGCAGAAGAACACATGGTAAGTTAAAGCGTAATAGCAATATGGTATTAAAGTAGAGGTGATGCAATGCTAAAAGCATGTAGCTATTGTGGAGGAATACATGAAGGCGAATGTCCACATAAGCCAAAGCGCAACTACAAGCAGGAGCATGCAAATGCATCTGATAGCAGAAGGAAAGAACGGAAGTTCAGAAGCAGTGTTGAATGGCAAGACTGCAGACGAGATATATTAGATCGTGATAAACATTTATGCAGATTATGTTTGCATGAAGATAATTATATTAGTGTAGGGCAACGCTTAGATGTTCATCACATTGAGCCATTACATGAAGCGTGGAAGAAGCGTACTGATGAAAAGAACTTGATTACATTATGCAAGATGCATCACTACAAAGCGGACCATGGAGAATATAAGAGGGAGTACTTAAAAAAAATAATTAGTACCCCCCCTACCATAAAATAAAATTTTTGCGAAAAGGTCCAAGACCGTACTGCTCACCACAATTTACACAATTTTCCCTAATGGGACATGCGTGCGCACGTGAATATATATTTATTTATATTGTGCCTATACAAGGATGCTGCAAGACAGAAGGAAGGAGGTGGACACATGAGAAAGGCTGTATCAGCAAGGACTACAAAGAAACATTTAACAAAGGCAGAAAAAGAAAAACGCATTGCTGTAGAAAATGCGTTCATTGATGATGCGGAAATAGAACCGCCAAGCTATCTAACTAAAACACAATTAGAAGCATTTCATTTTATTGTGGATGCATTAAGGCAAGCTAAAGTATTAAGCCGATTAGACACGCAAACAATTATTCAAGCTAGCGTAGCTATTGATATGTTACATACGGCAAATAAGCGTGTGGCAAAAAAGCCTACACTTGCAATTGATAGGGAGTTTGTGGCAACACAAGAAAAACTAGTAAGAACCTATTTAAAATTATGTGATGAATTGTGTCTATCTCCACAATCTAGGGCAAAGCTGGGTGTGCTTGTAGCCAATCAAAAAGAAGAAGAACAAGATCCATTGCTTAATGTATTGCAAGGGGGTAGTAGTTGATGAATAAGAAGCATCCAGCCTACAAGTATGCAATGGATGTAGCAGAGGGTAAAGTCAATGCACCTAAATATGTCAAACTACAAGTAAAGGAATTTCTTACTATTGCCAATGGTAAAGATAGCAGTTACATGATTGATGCTAAACAAGTG